CAACTTTCATTCCAAGAAAATCTGGTTTGGTTATTTCTTTGATTTTTAATTTCTTCCAAGAAAATCTAGTTTGTTTCTTTCCTAAAATCTTTTTTGTAAACCACTTCATTCTCCCCTCCCACACAGAGGACAAATGTCAGGCATAAGTTTGTTAAAAAACCTTTGCCACAACTTTATCTTGTGGGCTAACCTCTCCATTGACTCTTCTATTGCGTTTACATTACTAATCATTCCACTCAACTTCTCAACTTTGTTTGAATCAGTCTTACTTTTTTCTGAGCGGGTTATGAGCTTGTTTACAGCATCTTCATGTTGTGTTAGTTTAGAGATTTGTTCTATCTCTTTATCAAGAGAGCTTATTTTATTTATAATAAATTCTAGTTTAAAGGATTTATTTTTTTTATATTTTAATGAATCCTTTGTTGATTCTAATTTTACTAAACATCCCTCTGCTTCATCTACCCAATTAAACTCTTCCAGTTTTTCTTTTGTCGTATCTAACCAATTATGGGCTTGTTCTATATCGCTTTTTTCTTTTCGTAATGTACTGCCTATGTTGTAGAGTGATTTGTCTATAACATCAAGGCGAACAATTGAATTGAGATACCTAGCAACCTCCCCTCCAGAAAGAGCAAGGAGGAAAGGAGAATCAAACTGTCCTTGCAGATTTAAGGAGGAGAAGTTTACTAGATTTTTTATTTCGTCTGGGACATCTTGTCCAAACGATAAGAACTTTTCGTCACCTTCCCCTGCCACAGAGGTAAGATTTTGTAAATTGTAGAAATTAGTCTTGCCTTTTCCTCTTCTAATGGCTTGCTTATCAACCCACAGGTTGACATCAGTCCCTCCACCCCAACTACTTCTAAATGCCTCCCCTGTGGGTCGATTATTTATAACCCAATTCAATGCCCTGATAATTGCTGTCTTGCCACTGTCTGACTGTCCTATGATAATGTTTATTCCATTATCAAACTCAAGGGTAGTGTTCTTGTGGCTCTGAAAGTTTTGTATAGTCAGGGAGTTAATCATCAAAAATTACATCCTTCCATGCAGAAGTGACCCACTGTCCATCATAGCTTTGTTCTCTTTGTCTGTATTGCAGAACTATAAAGCAAAGTGCCTCACCTGTCTGGATTGCTCCCTCTGGAAGTTCACTTAAATGATGATTTACCTTTTTCCATTTAAGTTCTATTGTCATTTATAATCTGCCCATATAATTTAAAGAATATTTCGGCATCTATACTGACTACTGCTTTTTCTTTACTTCTCCTAGTTACCAAAAGCCAATCTGTATTTTCTTTTTGGTTGGCTTTTGCTTGTTCTATAAATTGTGAAAGGTTAATTCTTTCACTTCTTTTACATTCAACTGAAAATGGGAAAAGTATTTGTGCCTCACCTATAAGTTTTACATCAGCTCCACTTTGCCCCATCTCTCTACTTTCAATTAATTCATCTTTACCACATTTAATATTGGTAATTTTTGAAATTTCATTAGCAGCCCATTTCTGTAGTTCTCTACCCTTTGCTTTTGCTGATGATACCTTAATTCTATTTTTCAAAACCGCTCTCTCCTCTTTGGTTTCACAGTATTTTCGATTATTTGCCAATCTTCCTCTAACTTCTCTATTATACTTGCTAGTTTTTCTGGTTCTTTTTCTAGTTCAGAAATACAGTCCTCATCTTTATTCAAGAACTTAATTATGCTTCCTATATTGTCAATACCATAATCAAACAAGATATCAAATTCAGCATCCCTGAAAGGTTTTGCAGTTTTATTTCGCTTAAATCTTGCTTTTACTCTTACCCCAAATACCCTTTCTTGTTTTTTAACAGTCTTTTTCAACTTCTCCCTCACCGCTAACCAACATACTTGGTGGGTATAAAAGTCTAATGCTTTGCCTCCTACCCTCCTATGTTTCTCTCCAAACAATCCTGCATTGATATTATCTCTCACTTGACTAATACATATAAGAGTGGCATCTTTTCCTTGCATAATATCACAGAGATGGCTGAAGAAGGAACTGGAGAAGTATTTAGCTTTCTCCATTCCATAAGTTCCCTCTATATCCTTGTCAGTCTTGATACTCTTCTCCACTCTCTTCCTACCAGCAGAGGAGTCGAATGAATCTAAGGAGTCTGCTATATATAAAAGGAACTCTCCCTCCTTTAAACTAGCTACTCTCTTCTGGTAATCCCTACCAAACTTTTCACAAGTGGAGGATTGTATCCACTCTATTCCTTTAACAAACTTCTCTCCATACATCTCTTCAAGAGGAAAATCCATCACTCCTTCCCTATTGTTGTAGACTATCGAAACCTTCTTTACCTTTGGGAACAATTTAGACTTCCTCGTTTTAATATAATAGAAGGCTTGGGCGCAAGCCTCCAGAGCAAGTAGTGTCTTTCCACTACTCCCATCCCCTACTAAATTTACGATTCTACCTCTCGCCCAGCCTCCTTTTCTTCCTTTTCCACTCGCTGCTAAGTTGAGTAGAGTAGACCCAGTATCCAGAAACTCCACTCTCTTTTTACGCTCCTTCTTTTCAGTTTTATTTTTTCTTTGCATAGATTTTCCCTATGTGAAAATTATCTCGCATAAATTTTTTCAATTTCTCAGGAAAGATAACCCATCTTCCACCAACTTTATGACCTAAGTCATACTTTTTAACCCATTTATTTAAAAATGTTATTCTGTTGGTTTTTATTTTTGCTTTTGCTAAAATTGCAATTGCTTCATTAGTTGTAAGCCACGATTTGTTTTTGCCCATTAGTTTTCCTTTTCTAAATTAAAATAAAGAGAGTAGGTAGGAGGATTTCGCTTTCCTGGCCGGTCGCTTGCAAGCTTATACGAATGTTTTATCTACCTATACCCACTCTCTCTGTTACAGTTAATTAATCTTCATCCTCATCGTCTTCCTCGTCTTCCTCGTCTTCATCGTCTTCATCATCCTCGTCTTCATCATCCTCGTCTTCATCATCCTCGTCTTCATCGTCTTCCTCGTCTTCATCATCCTCGTCTTCATCGTCTTCCTCGTCTTCATCATCCTCGTCTTCATGGTCAGGAAGGTCACTCCTATCTCCATTATCCTCGTCTTCATCCTCATCATCTTCCTTTACATCTTCTAGATACAAGGACTTCACATCTTCATATTTAGGAATTATCAATGCTGAATCCAATGCAAACACATCATCAAGAATAGAAGATGAAAGAGCATCCCTGTCAAGAAATGTAAATGTAGGAACATCAATGAAAGTTATCTTACCTAGTTTCTTCTCTTTACCTTTAAACTTAAGGGTCTTACCATTGTTTAAACTTGCGTATACAACTTTACCTTCATCACTTGTTTCTATCTCTTCTCGTAAATTCTTTTCAAAGTTGTAGAAACTTGTTTCTAATAATAAGATTTCCCCTTTCTTATTTGTTCTATCAATTACATTATAGAAACCTCTCCATGATGGTCTTAGTCGCCTAATCTGGTCTTCATTCTTCTCGTAACCATCTTTGATTAGTTCAAACATCTGCTCACAGATAAAACATGGTTTCTGGAATGCTGATTGATTGCATAGAACAGCTTTGTTTCCTAGTCCTACTCCTCTGTGTACAGGGATAATTAAGGAGGGTTCTAATTTTCCTTTTTTTCTACCTGTAGGATTATTAGAATGTTGCAGCAAGTGTTCGTAGTATTTTTCTGATACTCTAAAAGGAATTATATCTAACTTGTTTATATCTTTACCTGATTTCATCTTGTAGAATTTTATTTCTTTGTCAAATATAGTCAAGTTCAAAGGAATACTTTTAGTACCTCTCTTGTCTCCCTCTTTTGCTTGAGCCTTCAATCGTTCTTCCAAGTCTTTATCATCATCATCGTACTTCTTAGTATTCGTTCTTCCTTTCTTTGCAGGAGCAGATTTCTTTTTGCTTGAAACCTTTCCCTTCTTCTTTTTTGTCTTAGTCATCATTACGAACTCCTTCTAAAATAAAAGTTATAAAATAAATACCCTATCTATTTTCCTCCTTTCCTGATAGGTTTCTTCTCTTTGGGCTCAGCAAAAAACCCTCCAATTAATAATTGTGTTTCATATTCCAATGCTTTCTTTTTGTGTTCAAAAGATTGAACAGCATTCTTATGTTGATTAATTTGAAGTTGATAGTCTACTATCTTAGCATCACTATCCAACATCCTTGTTAGTGCTGCCTCACTTATTTTATCTGTGCTAACTAATATCTTATTTGCCACTTCTCTTCTATAAGTATCTCTTTCATGTATTAATCTTGACATCTTCAATGAGTACTTCAGAAACAAAGTCGCTTGTTTCGCCCACTCTCCTTGTAGGTCATTTTCATTAACCTTCATCTCTTCTTTTAGTTCTTTTATATTCATAGTGTTCTCCATTTTTTAAGTATTATACATTAAAATTTTAATAAGTAAACCAAAAAATAAAAAATATTTTTAAACTTTTATTTCCTTCTTTTCATACCAATTTTTATTGGAAAATTCTGCTTCGATTTCTAAAGGTGTGATAATCCACTCCCATTCTTTTTTAATATCAATACACATTATCTCTTTGGCTTTTTGTAGTACATCTTCTTTTTCTTTTATATTAATATCCATCCCCATATCATCATGAATATTCCATATTAATTTACTCTTCATTTTATATTTTTTCAACCATTTATTCATTTGAATAATACTCCACAAAAGACAATGAAACGCAGGTCCTTGATTGGGGTAATTAAGTAACTGATTTTTGCTCATTGTTCCTCCACATTTAAATCCTGTTAACATCTCTATGTATCCCTTTTTAAGATAATTTTCT